GAATGGGGCTGGAATGGGGGGGCGGGGGTGGGCGCGGGCATCGGGTATAATTATGGGTAGCCACCGGTATACAAAATAAGCCCAATTTAGCTTTTTGTAACGGAATTTGTTTCATTATGTATACGAAAGTAAGATAAAAGACAAATTAAGGTTTTGGGCCGCTAAGTGTAGACAACTATTTGATTAATTTATTAAAAATCCCTGTCTTTGGGCAGACAACTGAATACGTTATTTGTTTAGTTTGTTTTTATTTTTGGTTACCTATTGCTTTTTTATTAAAAATATGGTATAATATAAGCGTAAGCTAAAGAGAAATAAAATAATAACAAAAAGAATAACTCTCAAAGTCTTACAAAGTAATCTTATGTTATACTTAAGGCAACTACATGACCCCAGAAGACCTAATTACTAAGCCCAAACCTATTGCCAAAAAAAGAGGTAGACCCTCAAAACAAGAAATTAGTAATAAAACCAGAGGTAATAGGTCTGTCATGGGCAGGCCCAAAGGTGATGCCTCAGTTATCAATGAATATAAAGCTAGGATGTTGGCTTCCCCTAAGTCAAATAAGGTCTTAGAGTCTATATTTGATGCTGCCTTGGACAATGACCATAAGAATCAGGCAGCAGCTTGGAAGTTAATAATGGACAGGATGTTACCAATTAGCTACTTTGAAAAGGATAAGGCAGGTGGTGGTAGGAATAGTGTGTCTATTTCAATTACCGGTGTTGGCGGAGAGACTACAATCGTAGGTGGCAACACCATTGAAGGGGAAATAGAAGATGCCTGATTTTAAGTACTTTACTTTGGATGAGTTTGCCTGTAAGGAGACCAATGCCAATAGAATATCCCCTACATTCGTAACTAGATTAGACAATCTACGTCATTTATGTAACTTTCCATTCACAATCACCAGTGGTTACAGAGACCCAAAGCACAGTGCAGAAGTTAATAAGCCTGAAGGTTCTAAAGGTCAACATACGTTAGGTATAGCTGCCGATATTGCAGTAAGTAACGGTGAACAGAAGTACTTGATTGTCAAACACGCAGTTGCCTTAGGTTTTACTGGTATAGGTATAGCCAAGACCTTTGTACACGTAGACACTAGGGCTACTACACCGGTTATCTGGACTTACTAATGGACTTAGACGTAAAGTTACTACCTTGGCAACAGAAAGTTTGGGAAGACCCAGCTAGATTCAAGATAGTAGCTGCCGGAAGACGTACAGGTAAATCAAGGTTAGCTGCTTGGTTGTTGATTGTCAACGCCTTACAGACCAATAAAGGTACTGTCTTCTACGTTGCCCCAACCCAAGGTCAAGCCAGAGACATTATGTGGGAAACCTTGATGGAGTTAGGTCAACCAGTTATAACGTCAAGCCATATTAATAACCTACAAATAAAATTAGTCAACGGGGCCACTATTAGCTTGAAGGGTGGGGACAGACCGGAGACTATGCGTGGTGTGTCATTAAAGTTTTTAGTCTTGGATGAGTACGCAGACATTAGGCCTGACGTATGGGAACAAATCCTAAGACCAGCCTTGGCAGACCAAAAGGGTCATGCGCTGTTCATAGGGACACCTATGGGAAGGAATCACTTTTATGATCTATACAAGTACGCTTCATTGGGGGACGATTCCTCCTATGCTTCTTGGCACTTTACCAGCTACGATAATCCACTACTTGATCCGGAAGAAATAAACGCAGCAAAGAAATCTATGTCTTCCTATGCGTTTAGACAAGAATTCATGGCTTCCTTTGAGGCTATGGGTTCAGAAATGTTTAAGGAAGATTGGGTTAAGTTTGCCGAAGAAAAGCCAGCTAACTCCTTTGGTGATTACTTTATTGCCGTTGACCCGGCTGGTTTTCAGGACGTAAGTAAAAAGAAAAGTAAGAACAGTTCACTGGACAATACATCCATTGCCGTTGTTTTTGTCAACGAAGAAGGGTGGTTCGTAGAGAATATGATTTACGGTAGGTGGACTTTGGACGAAACAGCCCAAAAGATATTCCAAGCCGTTAAAGACTATAAACCAATAAGCGTGGGTATTGAAAGAGGTATAGCCAAACAAGCAGTTATGTCTCCCCTAACGGACATGATGAAAAGAAATAGTTTCTTTTTTAGGGTTGAAGAACTTACACACGGTAACCAAAAGAAAGTAGACAGGATTATGTGGGCTTTGCAGGGGCGCTTTGAACATGGTTTGATTACAGTTAAAAAAGCAGACTGGAACACTAAGTTCCTCGATGAGTTATTTCAATTCCCTGACGCATTAACCCACGACGACATGGTTGATTCCTTGGCTTACATTGATCAATTAGCCAAGGTAGTTTATTCCGGTAATTTCGACCAATACGATGAATTTGAAGCCTTAGACTCCGTAGCAGGATATTAATAAACATGAAAGATTATAATGAAGGTGAACCAGAAGTCTTAATGATCGAAGAATCATTGGCTGACTGGGTAATAAATAAGTGCGATACTTGGCGGGATCATTACGAAGCCAATTACAGTTTAAAACACGAAGAATATTATCGTTTATGGCGGGGTATCTGGGATAAACAAGACGTAACCAGAGAATCAGAAAGGTCTAAAATTATTAGTCCTGCCCTGCAACAGGCAGTGGAATCCTCCGTAGCTGAAGTCGAGGAGGCTACCTTTGGGCGTGGTACTTGGTTTAACATTACCGACGACATGGACGACCCAGAAAAAGAAGACGTAGCTTACCTAAGAAATAAACTACATGAATCATTCAACAAGACCAAGATTAGAAAGTCAGTGGCTGAGTGTCTGATTAACGCCGCTGTGTTTGGCAACGGTATGGGTGAAATAATCCTAGAGGAGATTAAAGAAAGAGTACCTGCGACACAGCCCATTATGGACGGTAATATGCAAGCCGTGGGTGTTGAGATTGTTGAGCGTACAGTCTGTAGACTACAACCAATAATGCCACAAAACTTCCTAATAGACCCTGTGGCTACTTCCGTTGAGGATGCTTTAGGCGTAGCTGTGGATAGGTTTGTATCCAGACACAGCGTAGAAATACTTCAGGAATCAGGTGTCTACTACGATACCTACGTGGGCACAGCAACCCCTGACTTTGACATTGAACCTGATCAAGATTTAACCACCTTTGCCGACGATAAGGTAAGACTAACCAAATACTTTGGTTTAGTGCCCAGACACTTGTTGGAAAAGGCCAGAAAAGAAAAAGAAGAAGAAGACAACGAAGAAAACGTATCCCTAAACTACGAAGAAAATGAAGAAGAAGAAGGCGAAGAAAAGAGTTATTATGTAGAAGCTATTGTTGTCTTAGCCAACGGCGGTATTTGTCTAAAGGCAGAAGAAAACCCATTCATGATGCAGGACAGGCCAATTGTTGCCTTTCCTTGGGACGTAGTGCCGGGACGTTTCTGGGGTCGTGGTATCTGTGAAAAAGGTTACAATAGCCAGAAAGCCTTGGACGCTGAGATCAGGGCACGTATAGACGCATTGGGCCTTACAGTTCACCCCATGATGGCTATGGACGCTACACGCATACCTAGAGGTTCACGTCCTGAAATAAGACCCGGTAAGTTATTACTTACTAACGGCGACCCCCGCGAGATACTGCATCCTTTTAACTTTGGTCAAGTAAGCCAGATAACCTTTGCACAGGCAGACGCCCTACAGCGCATGGTACAGACCTCTACGGGGGCCGTTGACTCTACCGGTGTAGGTGGTCAGATTAGTGGGGAAGCCACAGCAGCAGGTATTAGCATGTCGCTGGGTGCCATTATCAAACGACATAAGAGAACCCTGATTAACTTTCAGGAAGCGTTCCTTATTCCGTTTGTTGAAAAGGCTGCTTATCGGTACATGCAGTTTGATCCTGATTCCTACAAAGCAACTGACTATAAGTTCACAGCTACGTCTACTTTAGGCATTATGGCTAGAGAATACGAGGTTACTCAGTTAGTTCAGTTAATGCAGACCATGTCCCCTGACTCCCCTGCTTATCCTGCTTTGATTGAAGCCATTATTAACAACATGAATATATCCAATAGGGAAGAACTAATTAAAACCCTACAACAAGCCGCACAGCCTACCCCTGAAGCTCAACAGGCTGCACAGGCTGCACAACAAGCCCAAATAGACTTCCAGCAGTCACAAACAGATGCTCTTAAGGGTCAGGCCGCAGAGTCTATGGCTCGGGCAGAGAAGATTAAGGCTGAGGCCGCTGCTATACCACAGGAGCTTGAAATACAGAAAATGAAGGCCGTTACCACTAACCTACAGGCAGGAACCAAGGACGACAAGGAATTTGAACGTAGGTTAAAGATTGCAGACCTTAAACTAAAACAAAAAGACTTACAAGTTAAACAACAATCAGTATTTTTACAACAACGTAAAGATGTAACCCCAACCCCTCAACCAGCGGCACCCCCAATGGAACAGGTTCAATAACAACTAAGGCAATAAACACATGGTAAATAGCAGAGAATTTTCAGAAGCTATCATACAAATAAACAAAGCATTTGATAGGCTTAATAAAGACTTAGAAGAACTTAGGAGTGAACTGGCTTTATTAAAAGAAAACAATACAAGTAAAAATAATAATAAAAAGACTTGATTTATTTCTTAAAATATGGTATAATATACCTGTAAGGTAACTTACTTAATTAACTGTCCATTTTGGGAGAAACAGGTGAACGAAGAAGCATTGGAATTTGAAAAGTACTACAACTCAATGAAAGATTTATTTGTTTCTGAAGGTTGGAACTACTTAGTAAAAGATTTAACCAACAACGCTAACCATATCAATTCCGTAGAAACAGTAAAAGACAGGGATGAACTTTTCCACAGGAAAGGACAACTTACTGTCATAGCTAATATTCTACACTTAGAGAATCAATTAGAAGCTCTACGACAACAACAAGAAGAAAACGAAATAATAGCAGAAGAAGAAGCAAAATAATGCGACTTTTGTTTGATTTTCAATGTTCAGACAATCACGTTACGGAGGCTTTAGTGTCTTCTGACGTAACCGAACATCCTTGTAGTTTATGCAACAAACAAGCAAATAGAATTGTTTCTCCAGTTAGGTCTAAGCTTGATGCTATTTCCGGTGATTTTCCGGGGGCAACAATAAAGTGGGCCAAGAACAGAGAAAAACAAATAAAACACGAAAGAAAGACAAACTCTTAATAAGGGTTCTTTTTTTTATAATACTTTCTCCATAATACGATACGGTACGGAGTTTAATGATGGCAGCTACATTTGTAGACGATGAACGTTTAAATGAAGATTCACAACAAACTGAATTAGATTTTGATGACCCCTCCCAAGCAGACGGGGATACTCATCAAGACCACCAAGACGCAGTCCCGGACAAGTACGCAGGTAAATCGGTACAGGAAATTGTCAGGATGCACCAAGAAGCCGAAAAACTATTAGGCAGACAAAGTGCAGAAGTGGGGGACTTGCGGAAAGTTGTAGATCAGTACATTCAAACACAACTCTCATCCGCACAAGCTTCTAATCAACAAAAGCAAGAAAATCCTGAAGACGAAATAGATTTCTTTTCTGACCCTGAAAAAGCAGTACAAAGGGCAATTGATAACCATCCTAAAGTAAGGCAAGCAGAGCAGTTTAACACACAACTAAAAAAACAAAACGCTCTACAGGCTTTACAACAAAAACACCCCGATATGAATCAAATCCTATCTACCGGTGCTTTTGCAGAATGGATACAAGCGTCCAAGATCAGGACTCAGTTGTTTGTTCAGGCCGATAAACAGTACGATTACGATGCCGCCGACGAGCTTTTTACTGCGTGGAAAGAACGCCAAGGAATTGTTAATCAGACTGTAAACTCAGAAAGACAAACTAGGAGTAAAGCTGTTAAACAAGCCTCCACTGGCAATGCCACGGGTAGTACGGAAAC